GCCTTTAACCTAGGAGTCAACGGTCTGCTAGGGTTCAAGAACACGCTTAAGATGGTACAGGGGAGAGATTACGCTGGAGCAGCCAAGAATATGCTGCTGAGTCGCTGGGCTACACAGGTCGGAACTCGCGCCAAGCGCCTGTCCGTCATGATGGAGTCCGGGTCATGGCCGGCGTAAGTCCCAAGAGCGACCCTCAGCGGGAAGAGTTGTATAAGCTGGAGAAGCGCGGACTGTCCGGGCTATCTCTTGCCACGTATACCCGCACCAATCATAGGGTGCTACTCAAGCAGTTGACCAAGGCCTTTGGCGTAGTGCCTACTCCGCTGTACTTCCAAGACGACAAGACCTGTGCGGGCAAGTATGACTGGTGGCCAGAGACCCGTGAATCCAGGATTACTCTTAGCACGCACTACGCGGGGTCTAGATCCCCTCTCACCTTAGTGCACGAGTTCGCCCACCATGTAATGGCGTGCTGGGACGCAGAGGACAGGCTCCACGGGCACGGGCCGGAGTGGGTAGGTGTCTACGGGGACTGCCTAGCCGTAGCTGGCCTAGTCCCTTACGAGGGCTTTCGAGCCCTGTGCGTGCGCTATAAGGTGGACTACCTAGATACGTCCCTAGCTAACACTATTCCCAAGCTGCGGAAGATGGTTAAAAAAAGGGCGGCCGAAGCCGCCCAAAGACCCCACCCCAAGAAAGCAGAGATTACTCTACGTCAGCCAAACGCCCTCTTCAAGTAGTCTATGCTTAGGGGCATGACGCCGTAGTCTCCTCGGTTGACTTCGTTCAGAACCACAATTCCTCTCCAGTGATCGTTCCCCTGCCGCCCTTTGTAGCCCTCGTCGTGCAGGTAAAATGAGCCACAGACGAGACCGTGTCTGGTCCTGCCAGTAGGGTAAACCCTATTTCCATAGAGGAATCCTTGCTGGTGTCCTTGCACGAAGCTATCACCGATGCGATTGAGTCGATTATCGACTGAGCCTCCGATAGCGTAAGACGAATTCTGCTGTTGAAAGTAGTGGGAATATACAATGCCATCGAGCCAGACCCTCTTGAGGAAGGGGTGAACTTCAAAGTCACCCGTGTTAAGGTGCTTGAGGCTGAGAACGCCGTCAAGCTTAGCGTCCTGCTCCACAGCCCGCTCGATGCGGTTCTCGTGGTTGCCGTGCATATAGACTAGGTGGGGACTGTACTTGCGGATCTTCTTGATCCCGCTGAACAGCATATCCCAGCCCTCGTTTCCAGCGTCTATATCAGCCTGATACCGACGCCCCTCCATGCTCTTGCTGCCCTTGCCGTCATAGGATGATAGGGAAGCCATGTCCCAATGATCGCCCAAGTGAACGATAACATCGGGACGGTAGTGTTCGATAGCCTTACGTGCCCATAACAGGTGCTTGTAGGAATGGCCCGGACCGCATTGCGTATCCGGTATAATCATATGACGACGGGTAGACATTTTTTAGTGGAGGTCCTATGAGTTTCTTAGCGAAAATATTTGGTGATGCGGCGGGCGGTATCGTAACAGGAGTTACGGACTATCTTAAGGCCCGTCAGGAAATCAAGAGCAAAGAGCGTACACGAAAGCTTGAGTTGGAAGAGGCCATTCAAGCGCGCAAGGTACAGCTTATTTCTCAGGGCCTCACGGCCGACATGAATTGGGAGATGGAGTTTGCGAAGCAAGCGGAAAGCTCTTGGAAAGATGAGTACACGCTGCTTGTAGTTTCCGTGCCTGCGGTCCTCGCCTTCGTCAAAGTACCATTCATAGACGGACCCGTCATCGTTACGGAAGGATTCCAGGCTCTCGCACAGACTCCGCTCTGGTATCAGGGCTTGCTGCTCAGCATCTTCTTTGCCACCTACGGCATCCGCTACTGGCGCAGAAGTCAGTCCGACACGTAACCCGTTCATGCTTTGATCGGTTCAGAAGGCCCCTCCGCAGGGGCCTTTTTCGTGGGGGGTTCCGTAGCCATCCTTAGCAACGTGGCCCCGAGCCACGCCGTCATAGTGGGGTCTACCTCTGTCATGGACACCATAGGCCGCGGGGTATCCTTAAACGTAGCCATGACCACTACATGCTCCAGCCGGTCTATGTTGGCCAGATAGTACCGGACGATCATTTCTGCCGTCAGTCGGAAGGGGGGAGGGAGTGCTGTAACACTAGCGGTCATCCGAGTCTCCTATGTCCAGCACTTCCATTAGGACGCGGGCCAAAGTACGGCTGAGTCTCTGCGCGCGGTCGCGCTCTCGGTCATTGGTTCTAAGTTGCGTGCTGTTAACGTCCCGCTCTCGTAGCAGGCCCTTTATCTCTTCGCGCAGTTTCTCAGCAAGCTCATTCTCGATGCGGTATCGAGTCATCCATTCCTTAGCGTCCTGCTTAGCCTCTTCCAGAGGGGAACGCTCGTTCTGCGCGGCGAAGTACGCACCCGGGACAGTCACAATATCACGGGGTAGCATCTATCCAGCCCTCCAAGGTAGCGATAGCTTCCTCCATCTGCTCCATCAAGTGCCCGGCCGTTACATAGTCCTCACTAACCTCCTCGATAGCAGCTAGTTCTACATAGGCTCCCGCAAGAGCCTCGTAAATCAGGAGAAGCTGGTCTTTGGACAGGTTCACTTGTAGAATCTCCGCTTTAGGTACATGGCAACTAGGCACCCTAGTCCCGAGGCTGTCCCGTAGAGCAGCCAAGTTGTCCAAGTAAGGCCCCACTGTGCCCATTTGGCAATGAGGAAAATATCCGCAGCTGCCATCATCTGCGAGGTAGCGAACACAGATTTGTAGTGGTATTGCGTGACGTTCAACTGCTGGAACGAGCGCAGCCCTACGTAGAAGAAGCTGACTCCCGCAGCTATCGCGAGTGCGTGAGGACTAGGGTCCATTAGGAAGCAGCCGGAAGGCTTCCCCCCACGCCGCTAGCCGGCGCAAGGCCGTGTCTCCCGTGCTACCGGGAGAGCCGTTATTATCCAGGACTTCGTGGATAAGATTTGTAGCTACACCATTCTCAGATTCGTGCGCAGTTACCGGCCCTGCCTCGTGGCGTGTTACCTGTAACACTACCCCACCAAGGTTACCAATGATCTTTGCCTCGTTGTTGTACCTGACGTCAGAGATTACCGTGCGGTTTAGGTTGCCGTCATCGTAGGACCGCTCAAGTAACTCGTCTATCCACCAGTCGGGATCCACCACTCTAATACGGGTTCCAAGCCACTGAGCCCACTCCCGCGGAGTGCGCCCAGCCTCTAGATAGGTCTCTTTCCAGACCCGATCTTCCCACTGTGCCGGGCTCCAGCGGAACATCCGATTGAGTTCTTCCTTGATAGGGTCGGCCAGCGCATAGCGCTTGTAGCCCGCTACCCTGACTAGGTAGTTAGCAAGGGTATCCTTACCGCTACCGGCTACTCCGGTGATGCCCACAATTCCAGGAAGGATGCTCATCCCAGCACCACGTACAGGGCGGCCTTGACCGTCATGACGAAAGCCACGAACGCCACTAGCGAGCCCAAGCTCCAACCTAGGATCCACCCAGCCTGCTCGACGGGGCGCCACCGACGCAGACGTCTTTTTTCCAGAATGAACTTCACTTTTTTCTCCCATCGGTAAGGCCTGTCTCGTAGCATTTCAAGTTTTTTCTGCTCGCGCCACAGTTCTGCCCTCAGCCGCCTCTCTTGTGCTAGGATTAGCATCTGCTGCCGGTGCCATTCATCCCGTTCCTCTGGGGATACATCCGGTCTTGGATAGTAGGGAATCACCCTACCTCCCGCTCCGCTCTTAAGCGCTCTCGGCGTGCCCGTCCCGGTCGAACAGGCTTATCCTTTAGGGGAAAGTAGGACCTGCCCTTACCGAACATGATGACTTGCCCCGCGTCCGGGCCATCGGCCACCTTGCGAAGGTCGGTGCTGACAAAGAACATCTTGTCTGCTCTCTTCCGCGGGGTGGCTCGGACGGCCAGCCATGTCTCTCGATCCGGATAGTTTAGGCTCACTCGTCCCCCATTGCGCAGCCATCGCGCGGGCTATTCCTGGATATGTAACAGAGCGCAGTCTCGATCGCTCCGGCGACGGCGGCATAAGCCATACCTCCTGCGAGCGGGTAGTTACCACGTTCGTAGGGATCAGCTTGGGCAAGCCTTTCAACCAACGGACGACGCCCGATACTTCGCAGCCTACTAGGACTCTCACGGCATCTGACCATCTTTCACCCACTCGTCTCCGTCGGCTTCCGCCCGTGCCTTATCGCCGGGGCGGTACAGTCGCACGTACATTTCTTTGTCGTGGGAGTAAAATACGACACGGTAACCGGCGAAGTATTCGCTCAGGATAGGGTCTCTGTCGTAGCTGCGGGTCTCCGGTCCTTCCTTCATGGGGTCCGCCACTCCGTAGGAATCTTGTTGCCGACAGCCCAGCGGATGCCGTGCTTGTCACACCAATCGCCGTATCGGCTGGCCTTCTTTCCGCTGATCCAGTTGTTACGCTGGAACAGCAGGGCATAGTCCTTCTGCGGATACTGCGAAGTGAAGGCCAAGGCCACCTTACGCGCCTTGGCGTCGAACTTACCCTTAGCCTCTACCGTAAGATCCTTCTCCGGAAAGTAGAAGTCAGGCGTGTAGTTAGCCACCCGCACTATGTCCCTTTCCCCGCAGCGAGCGCAGTAGCATCCCACTATGTCCAGCTTGATGCGGTACGTGGCCTCTTCGTAGGTGTAGAGGACTTCCTTGGAATCCAGGTCCTCCCGTAGCCGGCGCTCGTACCCAGACCGCCACTTGGCGGGCGGCTGGGACTTGAGCGTGCGCTTCTTAGCCACGCGGAGTCTTGATCCATGCGGAAGCTAGAGTAGCTCCGGAGTAGAAGAACACGGCCCACGCGGCTCCGCGTAATCCCCAGATAAGGCCGGACCCGAGAGCTAGAAACAGCAGAAGAGTAATACCTAGCGGATTGAACCTGTACATATTAGTCTTGCCTCTGGTGAGTTTCACAGTAGAGTTGCGCAAGCTCGTCGTGCGTGAGCTTGGCGAGAGCGGAGCGGATAAAGTAGGCAAGCCTATGTAAGGGGTCCTTGCCGTCAATTTCGAAACAGAGTCCGGCACGGACCCACAATTCGGCGTACGGCTGGGGCACTTCCCGGCCGCACACGGCATCTATGAGAATATCCCTATGTACGTTGTTAAGACGCATTGAGGGGTACCCGTAGCTTCCAGTGTGCGGGTTTGACACAGCGGGTATTCCCGCACACGTTGTAGAGCCTGCGGCCAACGGGGATAGGGCCGTTAGCAAGTTCCCAGAATACTCGGTGTGCCAATTTGCGAGATACAATGCCGTATTCATACCACCCCTGTCCAGAATCGCAAGGCTTAACGTACCCGGTCCACACTTGGCACTTGCCTTTGTCCAGCCGGTTGACATAGACCTTACGCGCCAACCGCCCCCGGCGGCGCGCCGCAGCTATTTCCCTTTTTACGCGGGCACTTGCCATCTATCCCCCTCGTACCGCTCCATATGGAGCAGCTTACCAAATTCCAGGATTACGTCCTCAGCCGGCAAATATGCGTATTCGCAGCCCTTCTTAGCTTGGGAAAGGCGGTACTGCTCTAGCACCACCTCGTACATCTGCCGGTCCGTCATTTCCGTAGAGAGCAGCTTAGCTGCGCCAGCCGCGCCCACTTTATAGCACCCTACGATGTTGTCCGTCAAGTCCCCTACAAGCAACTGTGTGTAGAAGTTGAAGCTGGCCGCCCGTTCCGTGATTAGCTCAAACTCCCGTTTGCGGTAGTTGTAAAGCAGCCCCGGAACCGTACGTAAATCCTTATCCTGCGACACGATGATTACTTTGGCAGGGTCGTGGCCGAGTGCGTAGGACTCAATGGCAACTTGGTCGTCAGCCTCGCGACCGTGGATAACGGTCGCCCCCCAACGGGTCCGCAGGTAGCGGCGAAGCGCCGGGTAGTGGATCGGCTTTTCCATGCCGATACGGTTTCCCTTATACGGCCTAACCTTAGCGACTTCATCACGCCAATTCCCCTTACCTGTCAAATAGAGCGCCAGACGCTCAAATTTCAACCCGGCCTTTTCCAGGTCCTCCTCCACTCGGTAGAGTTGACGCTTAGCTAGCGCGAGAGCGTTCTCCCGTGGCTCAGCCTCGACTACCGGGAAAGCCTCCAGCGTCCAGCCCTCGGGCAGCAGAGCCCTGACCTCCGCAAGTGCCTCTGCCCCCGGAGCTATCCCCTCTTCGATCGCGCGCCCATTTGTGGCGGTCCAGTCATACAAGGTCTTTTGCGCGGCGAACCCGCACCCGTAGACTAGGCTGTCCGCGTCAAATAGAATGCGCATTGTCTCTCTTCCTTGGCGATGATTCTATTCGTCATCCTCTTCGTCGTCAGCCTCGCTATCCGCCTCTACAGCCGCCGCTTTGGCCTTCTTTTTGGCCGGTTGCTCGTCCTCGGCATAGGCAGCCTGTGTTGCGCGTGTAACTGCTCCACCAGTGCCGATATCCTCGAAATAGAGGGCCGTGTAGAAGTCCACGAGAGCATCCAGAGCCTTCAATTTGGCCGCTACCTTGGCCGGAAGCGCGATGGCTCCATTGGATACCGCCAGAGCGACGAACTGCAGGGCATCCTTACGGGCGCTCTGGTAGTGGATGGAGGTCTCACGAGCCCCACCACCACCCCCAGCGTAGACGTTGGCCGCACCGGTGGCCGCCGCCAAGGGCGGGGCCGCCGCCGGACGAGGGAGCAGGGTCGGCTTTGACTTGACCGTAGCGCTCTTGCCGTCGGCGTTGGGCTCGGCGTCGAACTCGACGTAATTACCGGATTCCACGATTCCGGCACCCCGGTTTTCGTTCATGCGGTAGTAGATGGGGTCCCCTTCCAGCTTGGCTGTAAAGAGGATCTTACCGGCCCACTGTTTTTCGTAGACCTTGAAAACCTGACCTGTGACTTTAGCCATATGCGGGCTCCCTAGTGAACTTGGATTCTTCACCCTCTCCCCAATGAGAGCCCACTGTTAGGCCTACTCCCAAGGGAACGAACATTTTGTGACCATACACGCGATCCAGATACGCATACGTGTCATCGAGGAAACAGCTTACTACGAGTTCCTTGTACTTGTCAACATCTTTAGCAGCTACATCAGCTACTACCGAGTCATGTACCGTATTGACTAGCTTGGCGTCAACCGAGTGTCGGGCGCGCCAGAAGGTATACACGAGTGATATGGGGATAATATCTGCCGTGGCGAATGATTGTATAGGCAGGTTCCGCACCTGATTTCCACCCTCGATATAGCCGGTGCGGCTCATTGTCAAATCCCAATACACAATCAGGCCTGACGGGAGGCGTAGCTGGCCGGTCCGCATGACCTCGCTAATCCAGGCTTCTTGGGTCTCTGTGATAGCTCGGTAGCGCTCTTTGAACGCTTGATAGTACCGGACTTCGGACGGCGTGCCGGACTTGCCCGTACTGAACAAGGGCTTGAACGTATGCTTTTTGGCGTCCGTTCGCTCGGCTTTGGTTACGTCCTCTGCGGCCTTGTTCTTGATGACCGAGGCTGTGAACGAGTGAACGTCGTGCGTCGGATCCATAAGGTCGGCTTTAGCTACCGGGTCCTCGGCTAGATCGCACGCAATAACGAACTCCAGCCCTGCGCCGTCGGCTTCTACGATTACCCGGCCCTTTTCTGCCGGGCAGAATAGCGGCTTGTATTCGCGGGCTAGGTTCTGGAACTGCACGCCGCGGGTCTTTCCGTCAGCAAACAGCAGTCGGCGGCCACTGCTAGACGTCCTGTGCGTCTTTGTGCGGGTCTGGTTGAAGTTGCCCATGAACCGGCCGCCATACTGCTCGCAGACCCCGTAGAAGAACTCCAGAGCCTTACTGAG